TGAGCGTTAGCGGCGCATCGATGGTTTCTTCGATGCGCGCGCCGTGGTGGTAAGCCGTCGACATGCGTTAAACCTCGTCGGGGGTGGGGGGTGTGGTGAGCGCCTCGGCGGGCGGTTCGACGCCGAGTTCGGTGATGACGTGCTGCGCACCATCGACGGTCCAGTACGTCACACCGCGGTAGTCGGGAACGATCTCCCACGCTTCGTGTGCAGCATTCCAGCGTGGCGCCTGGTGCGTGCTGACATGCGGCGGTGCAATCGCCGTGAGCGTGTCGGGCAATGCTTTGCGTGGCGCAAGACTGGGCACGCGTTGGCCGGTGTTCTTGGACCACACCGGTGTGCGGCTGTAATCGGGCAATTGATGCCACGCTTGCGCATCGTGGTCCCACACGTTCATCCGTGGTGTGTCGCTGCTCAGCACAGGCGGTGGTTCGGCGGTGACATCACTAGGCAAGGCCTCGCCAAGCGCGAGCGTGTTCGGTACCGGTGTGCACGTGGCGGTATCCCACAGCATGCGGCGACGAAAGTCGGGCGCGATCTCCCATGCCGTGCCGTCCGCGTTGAGGCGTGCACACGCGTTGGCGCCAAGATCCGTAGGCGGTGCGATGTCCACAACGTTGCGCGGAAGGTAGTACGTCGCCTCCAACGGCGAGAGAAAGACTTCCACGACGCCTAAGTATTCGCGCGTGGTGGCGTCGAAGCTGTACGCGGCTTTCGAGGCCGGAAGGGGTGGTGTGTCGGACATGTCGGTGCTCCGATCAGTAAGCAATGAAATGGAACATGTGCGTACCGGCGGCGAGGTTGTCGTTGCCGCCGGCCGCGGCGATGGTGAGGGTGTGGCTATGGCTGCCGTTGTTTGCCAAGGACAGGCCGTGGGTGTGATCGCCGACGGCAGCGATCGAGATCGTGTGCGTGTGATTGCCGGCACCGTTCATGCCGATGTTGTGGCCGTGATTGCCCTGCCAATCGGTGCTGAAGCCGTGACTGTGCGCGCCGTCTGTGGTGGTTCGGCCGGCGCTGTTGTTGTTGACCTCGTAGACGGATTGCGCGTTACCGGATGCGTAGCGTGGCTGCACTGCGCCCCATCCGTGGCTATGGGCGCCCTGTACATCGGTGCTGCCGCTATGCGCGTGGTTGCCTTGTCCATCGGTCCACGCGCCGTGTGCGTGATCGCCGACGCCGCTCGCACTGGCACCGTGGCTGTGGCCACCGGCTGCCGTCAGTGTCACGCTGTGGCCGTGATCGCCGGCCGCGGCGCTGCTCGCGCCGTGGGTGTGCGTGAGGATCGCGCCGCTGCTGTAGGTGCCGATCTTGCTGGCATCGACCGTGGCCTTGATCACGGTGCCTTCGCCCAAGCGCGGCACGTTGAAGGTAGTGACGCCATCACCGGTACCGTAGGTGGTGCCAATGGCGGCAAAGAGATCCGCGTACTGCGTGCGCGAGATCGCTGCACCGTTGCACAGCAGCGTGTAGGGCGGTGCCTGCTGGCCCGCCGTGACGATGATTTGACCCGGCACGTAACGGGCGCGTGCATCGAGCTTGGCCGCGAGCATCGCGACCAGCCCCGTCACGTCATCCATCGGATGTGTGTGCTTGGAGGGTGGGAATGTGGGGCCGATCGCGTTGAGAAAATCGCTGTTGGTGGCGATCGCCAACAAGCGTTTGGCGTAGTCGGTCGGCGCGCTCGCACCGAGGCGTGCGTTGAGCGCGGCCAGATCGTTGGCGGGCGTCATCGCCTTCTGGCTATCGCGTCCTGCCCGCGCTTCCTCATCACTGGCCAGCTTCACCACGCCAAGCGTGTCAGGCGTCGCGGCCGGATTGGCGAACGTGGTGTCGCCGAAGGTGATTTGACTGGCGGACACGGATGCAAATTGCACATCGCAGGCCAGCAGCATCGCCGCACCGGCGGATTTCTCGACGATCACCTCCGCTTGGCCATAGGAGCCAAACAGCGTGCCGTCCGCGAGATAAAACCCGAAGCCACGCACGGTATAGACGTCTTTGCTCGCGTCGCTGATGGTGACGTGGATGGTGTCCGGCGCGGTCGCACCGCCGGCGATCGACACGATCCGTTTGATTTCGTCGGGGACCGGCTGACCGGATGCGAACGCGGTGGCGGTGACGGTGGCATACGCGATGCGCACCGCATTCGTGCCATCGCCTTGCGCGTTGCGTAGCGCGGCGCGGCCGGCATCGGTCACGGTGAAGATCAAAGCGCCCACGTTAAACAGCTCCCGCACACTGCAGATGGGCATACGCCACCGCGCGACCGGCGGCGACGACGCGCACGCCTGCACGGGCATTGAGCCCTTGGGTAAAAGTGAAATGGTCACGCGCGGACTTCGTGCGGCTGACCTCGCTAATGACGTCATCCACGAACGCGGCAGAGGTGTCCTCGCTCGCATTGTCCGTCAGCGTCAACGTGAGCTGGAACGTATAGGGCTCGCCCGGTGGTTCCTGCTCGAACCACGGGCGTACCACGACATGACCGCCAAAGGAGGCGACGACGTCTTCNACCGATTGCGNCGTGCCTTGTTGGCGCGCAATGGCGAGTGCATGGCGTACACGCATGCGCTTCACGGTTTCGGACCAATANGGTTTCCAACTGCGCACGCCGAGCGACCAGGCGAGCCACGGTAGGAACTTGGCCGGGATGGTGTCGGGATTGGCGAGTGTGGCGAGCGGTGTGTCGAAGCCAAGCAACTCCGCGCACACCTGCACAAAGGCGCGTTCCATCGGTGTGGCATTGGGCGGCAGCAGATTAATCACCGACGCCTCCGGGTGTGATGGCCACGTTCGTGCAGTAGGCCGCTTCGGTATCGCTCACCACGAGTGTGGTGTTCGGCGTGAGATCGAGGACGTCTTCGACGCCGGGGACTTTGAGTGCGGCGTACAAACCGGAGAGCGTGATGTTGCGACCGATACGGCGAGATTCGGCCAGATACTTGGTCAAGCTGTCTTTCGCCGTGGCGAGCACCACGTCGGAATCGGGGCCGGCGAAGAACGCGAGNCGNGCGGAGACGNTGAACGGGCGAATCGTCACAGCCTGCACGATGACCTTGTCGGTTAGCAGACGGCGCGTTTTGACGGTGATGTANTCGGTGACGGTTTGCAGCAGTTCGGGAGAGGGTGCGCCGTCCCCGTCGCGCGCCATGACCGACACCACCACAGTGCCCGGTGTGGGACTCGTCACCTTCGCGTCGAGCACTTGGCCAGACGCACTGCGCGCCAGGAATTCGTAGGCATCGGCGGGGCCGGCGGTGGAATAACCGGTGGGGGCAAGCTGGCAGCGATAGAGCAGATCGTCGTCCGATTCCCACACCGCGTCGATGGCCTTTTCAGGCACGGCGGGGCTGATCAACAGACGTTTTACGCCGAGGCTCGCGGCCCAGTTGTCCAGGTCTTTGCCACGTGCGGTGGGCAGGAAGCACGCGCGGGCGTCGTCGTTTTTCTTCTGGCGTTCCTGCAGCACGAGGTACGCCAGCACCTGCAGACTTTTGCGGATCGGGTCCGCTTCCACCGTGGCGGTGTAAGCGGGCCACAGTTGCGTCATGCGGTGTTCGGCCATGGCGAGGATCGCCTCGTAATCGAGCGGTTCCACGACGTCCGGCAGTGGAAGCTGATTGAGTTGGATCGCATCCGTCATGCGCGTGCACTTTGCAGCGTCACGGGTACGGACAGATCCACCGACTCGCCGGTGTCGCTGCGCGTGCCGACCAAGTCGAGCACCCAGCGGCCTTGCATGGCGTCCATCACGGAGAGCGCAACGCGCTTCACCGTGATGCGCGGTTCCCAGCGCATGAGTGCGGTGGCGGTGGCGGCATAAAGCTGTACGCGCGTGGCGGCGTTGGCGGGTGCGTCGATGAGATCGGGCACACGGCTGCCGTAATCGCGGCGCATGAGGCGCGTGCCGATGGGTGTGGCCAGGATGTCGGCGATGGATTGCGCCAGATGCGCGTCGCCGCTCAACGCGTGGCCGGTGCGTGCGTCCATGCCCATCATGGCAGCGGTTTTCCGCTGATGCCGCTACCGGGCTGCACTTTGTCGTGCGGGTGATTTGTCAGGCTGATCGTGCCAGCCTTCACGTCGGCGTCGCTGGTGATGGCCTGGATCGCGTGCACGGTTTGCTCGAACGTCGCCGCGTGCGACACGCTGAGTTGACCGTCGATGTCCACATCACCGGTGAGGGTGAAACCACCCGGCGCCGTCACCGACACGCGACCCTCGGCGGGTAGTGTGGCCTTGAGGAGATGCGCGGCCTGGTCGTACAACACCACCGCGCCATCGCCGAACGCTATGACAACGGTGTTGGCATTGGCATCGTCAGGGATGTCGTAGGCGTCGCAAAAGATGCCGCCGATCGCAACGGCAGCGCCCATGTCGCCATTGGGGGACAGCACCATGACTTGTTCACCGATATCTGGCGGCGACCACGATTTGGTTTTCCCGGCGCGTGTCGATACCCAGGGAAGCGGGCGGGTGAGTAAGCCACCGATTTTGACTTGTACGCGCTTGCCGGCGATGGCGTGCACCGTGCCGAAGCGAATCAGGTTGGCGAGTTTGCGCAGGATGTCATCGGACATACCCGACATGCTGCGGATAGAACCGCACGCGCGCAGCTTGGGCGCGTTCTGTCGGAGGCTTTATAGAACAAGCGGAAGTTGTTGTGGATTCGTTGGAATCAGTGAGCGAGCAGTGGTCGTCATCGCAGCCTGGTAGTGGCCAATNTCGTGAAGGAAATGTGAAGCGACGCAATTATGGATCGTCACCCTTAGCGTCTCTGCGAAGTCATGATTGAAGCGTAAAATGCGAGGTAGGGTAGATGCACGAACCATTTGTCGAAGCGAATGCGCCCATTCGCTTGGCACGTTGATCATGTACATCCAAAGGAGGGAGTCATGGCTTCAAACAAAGTCACAGTTCGAATCTGGTTCCCGGCAAAAACGATGGGCTGGAAGGGCGATCTAGCATCATGGGCGGGTGTTGGTCACGCCAGCATACGCCTGAGAGTGAGTGATAAAAATTACTATGTCACATGGACGGCGCAGGGGTCGCCGCTCGCAGGTTTTGTGCTTGATCCCTACCAAAACATCGACAGTTTTACGAAGAAAAAAGATAAGGAAGCGATGGGTCACTTCTTTAACAGCGAAGAGCCAACACACAAAATTAGGCTAAGGACAAAGCAGCCCAATTCAGAAGATGAAGGCCTCGATGCTGAAGCGATTGAGGCATTTTGGTTGGAACGTTTGCAGAATAGACCCACATATTCTTTTCTCAGCAGAAGTAACAACTGCACCGGATGTGTCGCGGAAGCGTTGCGTGCGGGCGGCTTGGAAAAATACGTTCCGGCGCCAAGCAATTGGTTCGTTCAAGACGCAAGCAGCCTTTTGGCCTGGGTTATCCAGGCTGAGAAACGCTTGGGTGTTGTCGAAAAAGATAACGAGTTTTAGTTTCGTCAACTAAAGAAGAACGACGATATCCGTATCGGATGTGTCGTCGTATTCCATTTCCCAGTAGCCCTTGCGCACCCCTTCTTCCACAGCATCTNGAAGCTTGAGTAGTTCCAAAGGTTGGGGTTCGGTCCGTTGCGTGTAGATGACGCGAAGACTTTGAAGAGGGAGGGTGCGGCGACCGGTGGTCTCTGAATACGTTGCGTTACGTACGATCAGCGCTTCGACCATCTGAAAAAACGTGCTTGTTTCCATATCGTCCTATCTCCATCGTGAATCCCCATCTTGTTGACGGGGCGTTAGTCACGCAGGTATTCCAGCACGCGATCCTGGATCACCTGCCGTTCGGCCTTTGTGAAACCCAGCAGGGGACGCACGGGATACTTTGCCATCGGTCCATTGGGTGCGACGCGATCCATGCCGCCCTCGTGATGCACCCGCGCCAGGCGTGCTACGCGTCCGAAGAAGCCTACGTCGGTACCATCGTGGGTGATGTTTGTTTTCAGCCAGCGTGCCGTACGGAGCTTAACGAACATGGCCCCCTTCCGACGGCGGATGGCACCGCGCTTGTCGCGGAATGATTCCAGCTTGTGTTTGCGTGCGACGTAGGGTGTGCCGTTCGGCGCGATTTGGGCCGCGATGCGTTGCTGCTGTGAGCGGCGAAGATCGAGTGCGATCGTGCGTGCAAGCTGTCGTCGCTGCGACGGTGCAAGTTTGGCCAGCAGGGGCGTGGCCCATTGTTCCAATTGGATCAGTTCGTCGACCATAACCAAGTGCCCGTGGGATCGGCAGGCGGTTCGGAAGGATGACTGAACATGCCGTCGTCGCCCGCGTAGACCGCTTCGGTCAGATCGATTTCGATCACGATATCGGCCAGCTCTGCTGTCATCAATTCGCAGTCGAACCGAATACCGCGTTCCGCTTGTGTGGGGTTTTTAAGCATGTCTGGTTGTTCCGCTGCCACCCATGCGATGACCGCCTTCGCGAGCGTGTCCATGTCGCCGGCGAAGTCTTGAAGGATCGCCGTCAGTTGATAGCTGTACTGCCATCCCGCCCCCTCGGTACCGCTGGCCACCAACTTGCCTTTTTCCACGAAGATGGACAGCCGCTGCGGATCGTTGGCAAGGTCCGGCAACGCCGCNAGCAGTGCTGCACGGAAGTGCTCNGGCTTGTTCATGGCGACGCGCTGTTATCGGTAGGCGTGGCTTCAAGCCGATCCAGCACCGCATTCAATTGCTCGCGGATTTCAAGGCAGGTGCCGTAGTTGGCGGCGATGACGCTGGCGGCTTGAGAGGCTGTAACGTCGGAGGCCGTCGCATCAGCAGCGCCGGCAGGGCCGGGCAGGACACCCGTGGCGGCAGCGTCGTGCACGCGGACAAAACCGACAGGCAAAGGAAAAGTACGATCCGTGGCAGGCGTGACATAGGATGGGATCTCGCGTTGAAGGGTTTGCGTGGTTTCGTGGATCACGCGCACGCGGTCCACGTACTGCGTGATGATCTTCACGTCGAGCTTGGCGGCCGACGCTTCGAACAGCGCCGCAAACTGTTTCGCCTGTGCATCGGCCATGCGCGATGATAGATCCGCCGTTTGATGCCGCAGCCACACGATCACGGCCAGCGCTGCAAGCAGCAGCGCGGCCAGGACGGTTGCGAGGGGTTTGAGCAGTAGGCTCATGCGGCTTGCCTCTCTCGTTCTTCGTTGGCGTCTTCCATGCGGCAGCGCGCGATCTCGCAGTTGACGCCATCGAGTTCTGCGCCGATGAAGTCGCGGCCTTCCAGCAGCGCGGCGACACCGGTGGTGCCGCTGCCGGCGAAAGGATCCAAAATCACGCCGCCCGGTGGACACACACGCACGATCGTGCGCATGAGGTCCGTGGGTTTGCCGGTGACGTGATGCTTGTCTTTCTGCCGGATCGATTCGACGTGATAGCCCGGTAAATAGCCGACCTCCTCACGCGGCGGCATGTCGCCGTTGCTGCCCCATACCGCGTACTCGGCGCCATTGCGAAAACGACCTGGACCGCTCGGCCGTCCGGCGGGTTTCAGCCACGGCACGATGCCGCGCCAGGTCGCGCCGGCCGCCTGGAACGCATCCGTCGTGCTCGGAAGCTGTCGCCAATCCGTGAAGAGCACCACGGGTGCACCGGGCTTGGCGACACGCAAACATTCCGAGAGCCACAGCGTCACCCACAGCGTCCAACTGCGTTGGTCGCGGTTGTCACCGCTGAAACTGCGATGTTCGCGCTGGGTGCCGGTCTGCACGTATTTCTTGACCGGCGATTGCTGCCGCTGCGTCATGTGCAAGCCGCCGGAGCTGTAGGGCGGATCGGTAATCACCGCATCGACCGATGCATCGGGAAGGGTACGCAGGAAGGCAAGGGCTTCGCCCTTATGAAGCTGAAACGAGGACAAGGGTCTACATCTCCACACGGTTGAGCACCCAGCCAAAGAGGTATTTGCGCTGGGACGGTTTGGATTCGGCGAGTTCGAGATAACGGGTGGCCTGCACGCCGTTGAGGCCGCGCAGCAGCACGGTGATGCCTTGGGGTCCGCGCCAGCGCAGGAAGGCGCGCAGCGCATCGAGCGTGACGCTGCCAATGCGGCCATCCACGTGCAGATCGCCGTAGCGGCTGCCGGTGTCGTTGAAGCCGTTGAGCCAACGTTGCAGGAACGTCGCGGCCACGGCGGTGCCCATGTTGACGCCGGTATCGATCAGCTCGGCGCCGATGTTAGGCTCGATCGCAAAGACGTCAGCGAAACGCGGTTCATCGACATAGCGTTTGCGGTAGATCGCGCGGGCCACTGCTTCGGGCAGGTCTTTCATCGGTCCGGCGTAGCCGAACTCGCGCGCGCTCGCGATCGTGATGCCCCAGCGCGTTTCCTTGCCGGCGTCGTCGGGATCGTTCGTGTACGTGTCCCAACCTTCGGCTTTCATCACGGCGGTGATGAGCTGATCGATACGCTGTTCGGGAAAGATGATCACCACGTATCCCTCCGCCATACCCACGCGAACCAGGCGCGCGGTGTGCGGAGGAGATGCGCGAGGTTGCCGCGGTGAATCAACACCATGACCGCGAACAGTGCTGTAAGCAATGCTTCCAGCGGTCCCGGCGGTGGGCGAATGCCGCAAAGGAGTTTTACGGCGGTGGCTGTGCACGCCACGATGATCAGCCACGCAACCCAAGCCACGCCGTGGCGATGCCGCGAGATGCCGCGGCGGAAGGTGAGGAGGCGTAGCACGATGACCACGCAGGCGATGAGCTGCACCAGAGGCCAGATGCCAAACGGAAAGGGCAGGTGCATGATCAATCTCCTTTACGAAGCAAAGTGGAGAGGTCGAACGTCTTGGCGCGCTCGATCAGTTGCATGGTGAGCGTCACAACCAGTGCACCGGCCAGGAATGCGGCGATCGCCGTGCTGTGTAGGGGGAGATGCGCGAGCACCTCGGGCGCAGCGAGGTAGCCGACCACGGTGCTGATCACCAGATAGATCACACGGCGCACGAGCGGCAGATCGCGCGAGCTGGTGACGAAGAGTGCGGCTCCCGCGACGGCGCCGACTAGGGCATTGCCGTCGATGCCGGGCAGCAGTGCGGTCGTCGTGGTAGCAGCGCCCAGCGCGGCAGACGTGGCAAGGGTAGCGATGGTTGGCTCGGACATCATCAATCCCATAGCTGGATGGTGGCGAGCACGCGCGTGCCCACGTCTTTCGTATCGGGAAGCACGACCGGTGTCCCCATCGGCAGCACCGGACCGAGTGCGGCGAGCCCGCGATTCATTTCGTAGACCGTCTCGACGACACCGGCGGTGGTGCCGAACGTGCGCCAACAGATCGCATCGACCGTGTCCCCTTGGCGCGCGTAAACGGTTTGCGTCATTCAGAGCAGCTCCACGACGTTGCGTGGACGGCCGAGGATGTCCGCGACGGCCCAGCGTGCATTGCGGCGAAAATCATCCGCCGCGTCGCTTTCGCCTTGGGCGCGATAGTCACCCGCGCGGGTGTTATCCCAGTCGCGGTATTTCTCGGCGATATCCGCTTGCACGGTGCTCGCCACGGCGCGCAGATACCGATGCACGAGCGCACTGGCACCGGCGATGGTTTCACCTACGTCTGCCGCGTTCTCCCATCCTTCACCGATGCGTACGGCCTTGTACGTGGCGAGCTGTGTGTTGACGTCGAGCATGGCTTCGATCGCACTCGCACGCAGCCGCTCGACCGTGACGTTGCCGGTCAGCCGCGTGGACGCCCGCAGTGTGGACAGATCCACATCGGGCCAGAAGCCATCGTTGGTGATCGTGCCTTCGTGGTTGCTTGGCGTGGCAACGGTGCCGCCATTGGCGATCGGACTGCCCATACATTCCTCAAAAAAATCCGGCGGTGGACGGGTGGGTCACGGCATGCGTTGCCGCATCGTTCGCCACCCGTGCCGCCGGGGCGCCGGGGGGAGGCTCAGGAGCCGCGTTGCCGCGGCGAAGGGTGGCCGGCATTCGGGCCGGAGGCCGTTTGGCGCAGTCGACGTTCCAACTGCTCAATGTCTTTTTTCGCACCGACCTTGTCATGCAGCTCCACCGCGCGGCGTAGGTGTTCGAGTGCGGCCTGCGGCGCTTCTTCGGCCAGATGCCGCCCGATGGCGAAGTGCAACTTGGCGCGCACCTGGTCGGGCATGTCGCGCGAGGCGGTGAGTTCAAGGATGGTTTCCAGCACGGCCACGTCGAACGGTTTGCCGGCGTCGTACGCCTTGAGTGCTTGCACTGCCGGTTCCTCGGCCACCAGCGTGGCCGGCGTGCGCTCGAAGCGATCGGGCAGCGACAGGTTGTGATCGAGCACATAGCGCGCGACCTCCAGCGCACCGGCGTAATCACCCACGTCGATGCGCCACGTCAGTACGTAACCCATCACGTCATCCTGCACGCCCTGGCCGCTGGCCAGCACCCCCGACACATACGCGTCGTAGTCGCCGAGGATTTCGCGCTTGATAGCAATCTTGCGTTCGACCGATTGCACCTGGTGCAGCCGGCGACGGTCGGTGTCGAGCTTGGCGCGCATGAGGCGGTGCGCGCGGGAGGTGGACGCATCCACCGCCGCGCCGGGCGCCGCCTTGGCGGTCGCCCGTGCCGCCTCCACACGCATCAGGTGGGCTTGGGCGGGGGAGAGCATCGCGTGACTCAGCCGCCGGCCGACCAGTTGCCGAGCACGATGTTCTCGACCATCACCGCGCCCTGCAGACGTTCCACGACGTAGGCGTCGTTGCTCGACTGGTAATCGGCGACCTGGTCGTAGTCGGGCTCGTCGCGCAGCAGGCGACGACGTGCGCCGGCCTGGTAGTAGATCGAGAGATTGTCCGGGCGCGTGATCAGCAGCGAGTGGCCGGGGAAGTAGGGAAGGCCCAATCCCTGCAAGCCGCCGATGGTTTTCTGGCTCACCAGGATTTGCGTGGCCAGCTCATCGGTCGCGCGCTGTGCCTGGTTGATCTTCGGGAAATACTTGTCGTGCATCAGCTTGCGGCCGACATGCACGCGCAAGCCGGTGTCTTCCTGAAACCACGGGGCCAGCAAGAGGATCGCGTCGTACACGAGGGCATCGAGGTTTTCGTAATCACCGCCCGGACCGACGCGCACCTCTTTGCTGCCGGCTTTGGCTTCGCTCATCACCTGCGCCGGTGCCTGCTCACGCAGGATTTGCAGCCAACCCTTGTTGACGTCCTGCAGCAGCGGGTTCTTGCCGATGTCGGTGTCCTCGGCCACGCTCGTGCCGTTCCAACCGATCATCAAGCGATCCAGCGCCTGCTGCGTCACCAGCATGGTGGACAGGCGTGTCTGGAAGTCGGGGAACTTCGCCCACGCATCGAGCGTGGCGTAGGGGAAGGATGTGTCGAAGTTGGTCTGGTAGCAGGTGTAGGGCTGCGCATCCATGTCGCCCAGGTAGCGCGGCATGCGCTTCTTGTTCGCGCTGGTCTTGGTGCGGCTGGCCACCGGGCCGGCCACACCCAGATGCAGCTTTTCGCCGGTCTTCTCGGTGACGGGATGGATGTTCACCTGTTTCAGGTAATCGCTCGATTCCTGGATGCGGTTTTCCATCGTCTGCTGGACGGACGGCTGCACGTCGAATTTCTCGGACGCACTGGCCACGCCGTTGAGCTTGGCCACCTGGGTGGCGAGCGCATGGAACTTGACGCGGGTTTCGTTCTTCATGGGTGTCCTTGTGGGGAAACAGGGAAGGCGGGACGCGTGCGGGTTAGAAGTCGGTGAGCGCGTCGTCCGTGCCGGTGGCGACCGGACGCGTGGCGGTGGCGGCGGGCGTGTCGTTGAACAACTGCTCCAGCGCGGCCACGCGCGTGGTCACCGCCGCGAGCTGTTGGCTGCTGGCCTTGACCTCGGTGTCCACCTGCTCGAACTGGCGAGCGGTCTGGGCGCTTTGGGCTTCGCCGTGTTCGGCGACTTCCTCCAGCGCCGCTTCGATATCGGCGAAGCGGCGGGCGTCGTTGGCATCCTTGCGCGTGAAGAGCTTGCGCACGCGTTCCAGGATGCTGGGCGTCTCGTTCTCGTCGGTGAATTCGATCAGCGTTTCCACTGCGGCGGAGAAATGGTTGTCCGGATGTTGCTTGCGTGCAGCGAGCGGATTCGCCTCCGGATTAGCGGCGGCAAATTGCAGCATTTCGGTACCGAGGCTCGCCGGGTTGTCGGTGACGGCCAGGCCAACCAGGTACGCCTTGCCGGTATCGGCAAACTTCGGATTGACTTCGATCGACGTGAAAACCTTTTGACCCTTCTGCGTCAGGGTCACCAGGTCATCGGTGGGACTAATCACGGCGAACAATTCCAGCTTGCCCTCGGCGTTCTGTTCCTGCGAGAGCGCATCGACAAAGCCGTAATTGCGGAACGGTCCGTCCGGCAACAAACCACGGATGTGTTCCAAGTTGATCGTCGCGCGGTACTTGGCCGGGTCATAGCTTGCGGCCATCTGCGTGATCCATTCGCGCTGGATGGTGCGGCCATCGACGGTCGCGCCTTCGGTCGCAACGCGGAATTTCTTGGACTTTTTGGCCATGCGGTTTGCCTCGGCGTGAATGGAGTCGGTGATAGGTCGCCAGCATCGGGACCACCACGCACACCGGCAACGAAGCGTGGTTCTGTATCGCGCCACCGAGAACAGCGCACGGCCCAGCGCGTGCAAAGGCGTCCCTACGCTGTCGCGCATGCTCATGCCTTCCGTTGCCACCGATCCGCGCACGCTCGCGCGCAGCCTGTTCTTCCAAGGCTGGAGCGTGACGGCCATTGCCGAGCACATCGGGCAAGCCCGTTCGACGGTGGAATCGTGGAAACAGCGCGACGGCTGGGCGAATGCGAAACCCATCGATCGCGTGGATGCGGTGCTTGAAGCGCGGCTGTGCCAGTTGATCGCCAAGGATTGCAAGGACGCGCACGACTTCAAGGAGATCGATCTCCTCATGCGCCAGGTCGCGCAGATCGCGCGCGTGCATCGGTATGAAGCACCGGGTGGTCACGAAGGGCACCTCAATCCCAAGGTCGCGAACCGCAACGCCAACCCGAAGAAAAAGCCCGCCAAGAACGACTACAGCCCCGAGCAGGCCGCGCGCTTGCGCGAGGCGTTCATGGATTCGCTGTTCGATTATCAGCGCCGCTGGCACCAGGCCGGACTCGCGCAGCGCATCCGCAACATTCTGAAATCGCGTCAGATCGGCGCCACCTGGTACTTCGCGCGTGAAGCGCTGGACGATGCGATCGGTACGGGACGCAATCAGATTTTCTTGTCAGCCAGCCGTGCACAGGCAGATGTGTTCCGTCAGTACCTCACGCAGTTTGCCAAGGATGCCGCCGAGATCGACCTCAAGGGCGATCCGATCATCCTGCCGAACGACGCCACGCTCTACTTTCTCGGCACCAATGCCCGCACCGCGCAGAGCTATCACGGCAACCTGTACTTCGACGAATACTTCTGGGTGCACAGCTTCCAGACGCTGCGCAAAGTCGCGTCGGGGATGGCGATCCACAAGAAATGGCGCCAGACCTATTTCTCGACGCCGTCCGCGCTGAGCCACGACGCGTATCCGTTCTGGTCGGGTGCACTGTTCAACAAGGGGAGACCGAAAGCCGATCGCGTCAGCTTCGACGTCAGCCATGCCGCGTTGGTGAATGGCTTGGCGTGTGCGGACGGGCAATGGCGGCAGATCATCACGGTGCTGGATGCCATGGCCGGCGGGTGTGATCTCTTCGATCTGGACCAGTTGCGCTTGGAATACAGCGCCGACGAGTTCCAGCAGCTCCTGATGTGCGAATTCATCGACGACTCCGCATCGGTGTTTCCGTTTGCGCTGGTGAAGCGCTGCATGGTCGATAGCTGGGAGGTGTGGGATGACGTGCGCCCGTACGCACCGCGCCCGCTCGGTGATGCGCCGGTGTCGATTGGGTTCGATCCATCCAAAGGGGCCAGCGGCGGCGATCCGTCGGGCTGCACGGTGAATGCGCTGCCGACGTCCCAGCGTGACCTGTTCCGCGTGGTCGAGAAGCATCAATGGCCGGGGCAGGACTTCGACGCACAGGCCGGCAACATCAAGCGGCTGTGCGACACGTACCACGTGGTCGACATCGCGATCGATACCACCGGCATGGGCACCGGCGTGTACCAGTTGGTGAAGCAGTTTTTCCCGATGGCACGCGCGATCCAGTACTCGCCCGAAACCAAGGCGCTGATGGTCATGAAGACACAGGACGTCATGGGCAAGGGGCGCCTGGAATGGGACGCCGGCTGGACCGACCTCGCCGCCGCGTTCATGGCGATCCGCAAAACGCTTACCCCGAGCGGGCGGCACGTCACCTATGACGCCAGCCGTTCGGCCGATGTCGGCCACGCGGATCTCGCCTGGTCGGTGATGCACTCCCTTATCTACGAACCGCTGGAAGGCCGCACTGGCCACAGCCAAAGCTTTATGGAGATCTACGGATGACCAAGCGCAAACGTCAGCGGCTGCCGGCCGACCAAGCCGCCGAGTCCAAGGCGAAAGCCCACGCCTTCACCTTTGGTGAGCCGGAACCGATTGATCGGGCGTCGTTGCTCGAGTACGTGCAGGTGTGGAACAACGGGCGCTGGTACGAGCCGCCGGTGAGCCTGCTGGGTTTGTCCAACATGCTGCGCGCGGCGCCCCATCACTCGTCCGCGATCTTCATCAAGCGCAACCTGCTGGTGTCGTCGTTTGTGCCGACGAAATACCTGTCCGTGGCCGACTTCGAGGCCTTCGCGACGGACTACCTGGTGTTCGCGCATGCGTACCTGGAGCAGATCCCCGCCATGTCCAAGCGCCTGCTGCGGTTGAAGCGTTCGCCGTCGCTGTTCACGCGTGTGGGGGTCAATGGCGGGTCGTGCTGGTTTGTGCCGTACACCGGCGAGGCCTTCGAGTTTCAGAACCCGGTGTGCCAACTCCTGGCGCCGGACGTGAGCCAGGAAATCTACGGCGTGCCGGAATACCTGAGTGCGTTGCACTCAGCGCAGTTGAACAAGTCGGCGACGTTGTTTCGGCGCAAGTATTACGACAATGGCTCGCACGCGGGCTTCATTCTCTACATGACGGATACGGCGCAGCAGTCGGCGGACATCGATGCGTTGCGCGAGGCGCTGAAGAACTCGAAGGGGCCGGGGAATTTTCGGAACCTGTTTATGTATGCGCCGAACGGCAAGAAGGATGGGTTGCAGCTCATTCCGATTAGCGAAGTGGCGGCGAAGGATGATTTTGCGTCGATCAAGAACACCAGTCGCGATGACATTTTAGCGGCGCACCGAGTGCCGCCTCAGCTGCTTGGTATGATTCCCACGAACGCAGGCGGTTTTGGTGATGTAGAGAAGGCGAAGCTTGTGTTTATGGAAAACGAGATTGCGCCCATTCAAGCCAAGATGATGGGACTTAATGCAGTGCTTGGTGTTGAAGCCTTTAGATTCAAGTCGCCAGACTTAGCAGAACAGTCATGATGGAGCATGGTCTGTAATATCGAAATGTGCCCATTCCGGGATGGCTCCGCGACGAAGAAGCAGCTTGATGAGATCAACGCACATGATGGCGGCATGGTCAACGATGTCCAAAGCACTCATCTTTACGCCAGCTATCATTTTGCTAGCTCCAGGGTCGATAAAGCCCGTATGCAATAGCTTGCTCCGGTAGTCGTAGGTAGCCTTCATTACTTGGTAATTTTTCTTTCGTAGATCGTCAGTACCGCCAATGATTCTTACTAATCTAACCGTGACTTTGTGAGTCATCTCATTGGTTCCTTCATCGCCCAGTAGAGTTTCAAAGGCAGTGGAAAGCTCTACGGCTCGATCCCCGATCTCATGGCGTAGTTGCGCCTGGATAAGTCTGCTCATCGCAACTCGCATTTTTTGTTTTGGTTTGAGTTGCAAGTCGAGAAGCGCGCGCACTAATTCTGGGGCCTCTTTGGGATCCAGTGATGGGGCTTCGATCGGCTTCCATGGCAAGATTTCAAGTGCCTTTCCCATTCTCATGGTGGCACCTGACAGAAGCCCCGCCAATTCGAGGTTAGGATCATCCAGCGTAGACCACTGCAGCCCGAGCATCGGGGTGCATGGTCCGACGACTGAAAGCGCGAGAGTGATGTCCTGTAGTAGCTCTTTTTTCTTCGTAAAGGCATCGAAGTCCGAGCTTGGCGTCTGGCCTTCTCCACAAAGAAACGGTTCAATCGTTATGTCAGTCAACAGCGCTGACTGTGGCACTGTCCAGTCCAACATAGTGCTGAAATGTGACCTTGCGTGACTGCTGTCGTTCAATAGTCGCGTTTTTTGCAAGCTATTCGGCAATGCGTCAATAGGAACTAGTTTGACGTCGTCAGTCAGCGCAATTTCCTGATCTACTTTCACACCCAACAACACATGGACGAATTTGCCGGTCGCGGCGTTAGTGGAAAGTACCTTCAAGAGCCATTCAATGGCTGCATCAGCCGAACCCATTTTTACGGCGCAACGTACTAGGAGAGATCCTACAAAATGTGGATAGAAGCCGGTTGCCACTCCGGGAATGCTTCGCACCAATTGCGCGCGATCGCCAGGGAAACGCTCGTCTTTGATGACAAGTTCAGGCAGTCCTTTACCAAGTTCCTGAATTGCATTTTGGGCAGCTTCCAACATATTAGGATTTACCGACGCAAGAGCGCCTGGCAAATCGAGTGTTTCATGACCGAATGTCAGTGACTTTGCTTTCACGAGACGATCGTTCAAAGCTTCTAGTAGAGCCATAGGCTGTGATCCAATCACTGCAGCCCCCTAACGCCCTGCTCGCATACGAGTGATTTCTTCGACAACGAGTTGTCTTGAAAGCTCATGAAAATCAAATAGAGAATATAGGGGCGACAGCAGAGGATGGACAATTTCCGGTAAGTTGGCATCTATCGTTTGGGCATCGATATGCGTGTCAAGGGTGATCGTGTCTTGATGGCAAATTCTGTCTCCGAACAGCAACCGTTGGTTCCCGATACTTACGAGCGCGCGATTCGTCAATCCTTCGTATTGCACAACGAACTTGATCGTCGTTGGTCCCTCAAACAGGTTGTTCGCAAGGCTCTGAGCATGAAGTAGCGCTTCGCTAACCCTCCAAACTGGCAACGTGACATCAAAACTAGTGCCTGGCTTAACGTCGCCAATCCCGTGGACCTCCGCGCGCATGCCATCTTCTTGATAACCACGAAGGAGAAATGCGAATCCATCAGGATTGATTCGCCAGAAATCAGCATGTCCAGGTTCGCGTTGATCTGGTCCCATCCAGCATTCGACAGCGCCATCGATTGGGTAGGGTGCTATGTCATGTCGAGTTGGATACCAAAACGGTGGCCATCCAGTGTGCCGCACAACGCTCGCCATCAAAATCTCAGGAAGTTTCCCGGGTGCAATCGCTTTTCGTTCGCCTGCTATTTGATACGCGATCTGGTAACGGCCGTGTGGCAAACGTGGCGGGGCATCTACTGGGAGAGCGGCGACAAGGCCATCCCAACGCTGCCGACTTGACCTAACCCATTCTGCCAAGTGGTCGGGTTCAACTGGCTGCTCGGCCCGCGGAACAGCGCCAGTGATGAGATCTCTAATTTGGTCAAACATTTCGTCGCGTCGATTGCGAAAGCATCGCGCCAAGAGATCGTCCCATTCCGGTGTGGTTAGGGGAATTTCGCTGCGGGGTCCAGGCTTGCGAACGTAGATTGCATTGTTGTGAACTGTGTTCCCATTCGGCCCTGCGCGGCGCGCTCGAACGGGAACGCGGTGACCGCCAGGAACCACCACAATGGGAAATAACGCGCTCGTTGGATTTGCAACTATGTGTACCGCACAGTGAAACGGTGGGTCGCAGTAATTTTGTACTATGCCGTTGATCAGATCTTGATTGTATCGATTGAGCGTGGCGGGGCGTCCTGCCGATTCCACTAGACCATGTTCCGTTTCTTCGAAGCCAATGGCTATAAAGCCGCCGCCATGATTGGCGAGGGCGAGAACAGCCTTCGCAAATGTTGCCTTATCGTCGTTCGAGTCTTGAAGATCAAGCCAGTTTTTGGCCTCAAAATCAAGGCTTTCTCGTGGGTCAACTAGTAAATCTGCGAGACGTTCTGGAGAGACTACCATTTGCTCATCCTTGCGTACGAGTAGTTAGAAGCGGCCGTTAGTTGTAAGTGGTTGCAGTTCCGCTAACTAAGCAAGGTGTGATGACGGCTTCATGCCAGCTGCAAAACGCTCGGCAAGAATGAATTCCTTCGCAGCAAGTGCGGCTCCGTCGTAACCCGGAAAAATTGTCGCTGCACTGAAACCGTGGCGTCTGCACCATCTCAAAAGCTCAGAGGCGTAAGCTATCGGTAGCGTCACTTTTACCAACAGTGTTGCGTCGATTGGAGTATTGAGTTCGTGGGATATTTCGGGAAGGCTTGCTAGCTTTTGCTCGACGGATACATTCGCGGTGAATGGTTCGCCACGCATCCCTGAGTTCGCTACGAGCAAGAACGAGCCTGACTGTGCTGATAAATTTGGAGATGTACTTCCGGGGACGCGTACTTCGTCTATTCCGGCGACTTTGTGTAGAAGGCCGAAATCAATGCCAAAGACGGCAAGTCTTTTTGTTCGTGCGAAATCGGCTCTTGGTTGACCCTCAGTCTCCCTGAAGTATGCTTGGATAGCGGAAACTGCGGCGAAGTACGCGGCGACGTACGGGTTGCTTGAGACGTCCAATAGGCGAGTTGGAATTCCGTGGTGCTGAGCCAAAGCCATGAATGGGCGAATGATGTTATCCGGCCATTTATCGTTGCTGATCGAATGGACGATCATTGGTCCTTTGGTCATGTACTCTCGAAAATCTGGCGAGTCTCCAGGTACTGTCAATCCGCGTACGTCGCAGCAATACAAGAATTCATGCAATAGGCTGAATTCGAAGAAAGTCTCAAATGGATGATCTGGCTCCTGCATTGCGAACATCCCGTGCTTAAATTCGGCCAGCACGTCTCCACGAAACACGCGTGGTATCAGCTCCCAGGAGTCAAGTCCTTGACCGCGGAACACAATGCTCGGTGATTGAAACAACTTTCCTACGGGCGAGATGCTGTCCCAAAACGCGGGTAAAGTGTCACACGGAACATTTTTAATGAAGTCATCCATTGGCTTCTCCCTAGTTGCTGATGACCGTGTTATTTGGGCGGTATGGCTGGTCGGCCGTAGAGGTAGGTGGTGCCGGTTAGGGCGTACCGCGTCTTAGCCGGTTGATCTAAGGATTTCATAGCGTCGAAGGAAGGTGTGAATAGATTCATTAATCTCAATTTGCGGAAAGATACGGCTAATCGCCTCTAGCGCATGTAATACGACGGCAGCCGCTTTTTGCAAAGTGTCGTTCAAGTCGGTCGCATCGGGTCCAAACTTAAGTGCTAATGTCCGTCCTGACGAAATTTCCTCAACCAATCTATTTAGGCCGTTGATACTCACATGCGCGCCATCACCGGACGTAGGACGATAGATCAGATCGTATAGGTCATCGAATCCAGCGGCGTTGGCTACGTTTTCCCAGTTTATTTTTCTAGGTCCACCGTTCGTATAGCGGCCTTTAATTTCGGTTACTGTCGCAGTCAGCCGCTCGACTTGCTCTGCACTCGCGTTCTGAGCGAGTTTCTCCGAATCCTTGAGTAAACTGTTTGCCTGACTTAAGACTTGCTTATCGTGATCTTCTTGTAACTGATCTACAAAGTCAGCCCCAACTGCAAGCCCTCCGAGCGCAATTGTTGACTCTGCCATGCTCCGGATAAGCGTTCGTGCATCCGAGATCAAACCGCGTTGAGCCAGAACGATGGTGCCTTGATAAGACTGGAGCACACGACCAAACGTTAATGCTGCAATGAGCTCTTTGTTGTCCGATTGCGACGGCGCCGCGCGTGGCAACGCCCTCATTGCCTCCCGATTAATATCCCAGGTGAAAGCAAGCCAGGGTGCATGGTTGTCGCGGACCCTATCTACCCATTTCTGGTGATCGGTCGCCAGGAACCCATCCCGATCAAAGGACATTCGGTACTCCCACGGGCTTGAGCAGCAGAACTTTCGATGTCCAATCGTACTCTTAGAGCACAGGCCAATAACGGCGGGTGCGTCGGCGATGGAAATCAGGCCCGCCGCAGCCTCAACCGGGGCGTCGTGTGGTTAAAAGATGATCGACCAGTAGTGCTGCTCACGCTGGCGCGCGCGGTCGTCCCCCCTCCTCGCCTGCGCGCTTTCCCTCTCGATTTTGATGCAGCTGACGCACGCAGCGGCGAGCTCCCGTGTGGGGGGCTCATGCGATATCTAGGCCGGCCTTCGTGATGCGCATTGACGCAGCTAGGCGGTGTTTTGGCGAGGTGCTGCGGACGTGCCAGGGTCTCGGTGCCCTCACGTGAAGGCCTTGGCAAGATGTGACTTCATGTAACGGTACAGTAACGATTTCTTTACTAGGCCAATCGCAGCTTAGTCGGTTAAGCATTGGACTGTTTAGGAGTGTGTGTGGACGACGCTGGTGACATCGTAGTAACAAGAAGGGAAGGGAGCTTCGCTGGCTACAGATTCTTTGTGACCTTGTGGGCCAATTCCCAAGGGCATTGCACTGTGGACCGTGTGGAGGTGGATACTCTCCAACCCCACAAAGTCACAGAATGGACATTGTTCAACAGTGTTGAGGAGGCATATCTACACGGCGTAGAACTCGCCAAGCAAGTCATCAACAAATGTTGAGTGATGGACTTCGTCAGGGGGAGGAAGCTTGTGCTTCGACGGCAGCTGCGATCGCGTTTTCTATCAGGTCGATAGCACTGGTTTTGGGGTCCTGCAGGACACTACCAGCCATGGAATGAACAGGTGTGCCCGAGCGGTACAAAACCGCATTCCAGACAAGCTTGCCCTCGATCATGTAGTACCGAGCGCGTACGAGAAAATCGCCGAGCTTGCATTCAAACTCTGACATAAATCCCCAAGGCTACAGGCGCACCATTTGTGTCAGTAGAAATCCTCAAGGCCACATCATAACCGCCGCTCGCGACCGGGTGCCCAGATCGGTGTCTGGACAGGGACGGTTGCGAAACGTTGCTATGGGTCGAAAGCGGTCCGACCAGTTTGCTGGTGAGATCGAAAAGCAACGTCTGGCTTTTTGAGCCGCATTGGTCACCGGCGATGGTTCAGCCCCTGCCGGATGGGTGTTCACTTCGACCGAGTCCCCAAGAAAAAGGTAACCAAGGTAATCAGTAGGCCGAAAAGTCGCCTAAGGGATTGTTGAAGATAGGAAATATAGGATTACGGAGAAAGGTAATCTAAAGGTGACAAAAATTACCTTTCGCCGTAAGTCTTTGAATTATTAGGGGTAGAGAACCTTGAAAAATTACCTTTTAGGAAGGTAATCAGATCACCTTAAATTACCTTTTGATTACCCTTTTCCGACCTCGCTAATCCGTTGATCAAGCTAACGAAATGGGGAAGTTTGCCAGCGCGATTACCAAAATTACCTTTTCCCGACGATGCCACCCATTGGGGCGACATATATAGGAGGTCCGCCGCTATCGTTCGTGGCCGTCCGCAGTTCTACCTTCTCCATTGCCGTGGCCACCTTGTCCAGTTGTGCGTTGATGGCGCGCGATTGCGTGGTCATCAACGTGTACAGATGGTCGGCGTCGACCATGCCGGCGCGAAGGCCTGCGGCCATGCTCGCCGCCAAAGTTTCCAGGGCCGCGACGTGCTGCTGAGCGTGGGCGATCAATGTGAGAAGTGTTGCTGCTGTAGTCATTACTAGTGATTCCCTTGTGTTCCTCCAGACAAGATCGTGGCCCAAAAGGACTGGCGCAAGTTCTTTCGATAACAGGGCGACATCACCGTCGCGGGCAGATCACATCGCGGCCCGCCACGCGGTATCTGGCTTGCGTTCTCGCGCGGCTAAGCTGAGTTATCGGACGCCGGCCATGGCCAGGGCTCGTTAGGCTCAGGCCCGCTGCCAATGCGCATGGGTTTTCCCTTGAGGTTGGCTTCGTGATGCTTGGCATAGCTAAGCACCCAGCGTTTGGCCTGGGCAAAGCTGGTGGCGTAGTAGGGGCCGGGGTGCTTCGGACCCTTGCCTGGCGCAAACAGGATCTCCCATTCGTGCCCTGTGTCGCGCACTCGGCAGAAGGGCTGCGCCGAGTAGTTGACACGGAAGTAGACCGACTCATCGATCCACTGCAGGAGTTCCATGTATACGCCCATGGCGAGGAAGGTATGCCGGCCGCGTCTCATGTTCTGGTAGCAACTTGTGCGCACCGGCTGAAGCGTAAGGAGACGAACCGAGAACCCTTCAGTCGTGGCCGTCCAACGACGCTTGTTGAAGATCTAAATGCGGCACAGCCAAAGAGGCGGAGGGGCAGGAAGGCGGATTTCACCCCGTAAAATTGGTGCCTAAGCCCTTGATCGAACGGTACCGAAAGTCGCCATTTTCCGTAAAAAAGACGCGCGTAAGCCCGTAATTTGCCGGCAAATTGCAGCTAACTTTTAATCCGTTGGTCGACAGTTCGAATCTGTCACGGCCCACCAACTTCAAACCCGCATGGC